AGACAAGAAAAAATAGCAGAAGAACAAAACAGAGTTGGTTTCTTTGATGCAGCACAAGCAGCACTGGAAAAAGAAAATAGTTTGTATTGGTTTTTAGGTGGTTTAAATAAAGATGATTATGAAATAGATACATCTGACTGGCTTGATGACAAAACATTTGATGAACTTACCGAAGGTTTGCCAGAGGAAAGTTGGGATTATTTAGAAGAATCTGTCAATCTCAAACACGCAAAAGACCTTAGAGTAAAAGCATTAAAGAGTTTAGAGAATGAACAAACACTTCAATCGTATGGATATGGTGGTATTGCATTACGAGTTGGTGCAGCTTTAACAGACCCATTTGCAATAGGTGCAAGTGTTGTAACAGGTGGTGTATTAGGCCCAGCCATCTGGGGTTCAAAAGCGACTCGATTAGGAAATGCCTTTCGTGGTGCATTAGGTGGTGCAGCAACCAATGCTGCTATTGAAGGATATCTTGTTAGCCAAGACCCAGTAAAAGACCCTTATGATATTTTGTATGGTACAGCAGCAGGATTGCTTCTCGGTGGTGCGTTTGGCGGTTTAGCAAAAACAGCACAGCCAGATTTAGAAGATGCAATAGTTGGTTTGAAAAAAGCAACAGAAAATGCACAAGTTATTGATTATGCAGAACAAATGAGAAGACAGTTTGGAGATGATCCAAATGTAAAAAATGTGTTAGGTGGAACGGAATTGTCCACTGCTGCGAATAGATGGGCGGATGATAACCAAATACCGAACATGGGAACAAACACAGTAAAGGATTATGATGAACTTGAAGAAGCACCTTTTTCTTTATGGGGACGTTTAAGATTAGATATGATTGGCATATTGAAAAATAGCTCATTAAATACGGTAAGAAAATTTGCGTCTTTGTTTGGAGAAGATGGTCTTGGTTTCAACAAAAATAATGAAACTATGGCACGAACAGCAGATATTAAAAAAACAATCATCTACAACACAGAAAGAGGAAAAGTAGCAGAAGCATACAATGTTGCTGTAAAACAGCAAGCAAAAATAGATAAGGTAAATATTGCAGTAAGAAATTTTACAAATTATCGCAGTAAGTTTGGAGAGCAAATTTCAGACCAAATAGAAAACCCAAGAGCAGATGTTTCAGATGCTGTAAAAAGAGCATCAAACGCAATTGCGCTATCTTTTAGAGACCTTTTGAGAAGAGCAAAAGCTGCTGGTGTAAAAGGGTTTGAGTCAATACCAGAAAACTTGAGATACTTTACCCATCTCTGGCAACCTCATAAATTTATTGAATTTTCAACTCTTTACAAAGAAGAAAATGTAGTTGCGTTATTAAAAAAATCATTGTTAAACGCAGACTCAGAACTTACAGACGAATTAGCTCAAGACATTGCTACTGGAATGGTAAGAAAAATTAAAAAATCAGAGTTTGGAAAAGACTCTGGATTGGCTCGTATATTTACAACAGATGAGAAAGATATTCTAAAAGATATATTGGTTGAAGAAGAAATACTGACAGAAGACCAAGCACAAAGACTTATAAATCTGTTTGGACGAAAACCTCTTGGAGAACCAGCAAGAGCTAAAAGAAGGTTAAAAATTGATGTAGATGCAGAACTCCTGCTTCCTGATGGAAACATTCTTCGTGTAAAAGAATTAATGAATAGAGATGCAGAGCAAGTATATGATACTTATGCACAACAATTATCTGGACGCATTGCACTTGCAGAAATTGGTATAAAATCAGAAGATGACTTTATACAACTGAAAACAAATATTAAGGCTGAAGCCAAAGAAAAAGGTTTAGAAGCAGAGGCAAAAAAACATATTGAAACATTTGAAATATTATATGATTTATTGCTGGGAAGAAACCCATCATCTGCTCCATTTAATGCTAAAGCAGGAAGTAAAACAGCACGAGCAGCAAGATTAATTGCTGATTACAATTTTATTAGATTAATGAATCAAGTTGGATTCCCACAAATTGCAGAACTTGGAAATATTATAACAATAGGCGGCATAAGGGGATTAATTCAAGTTGTTCCTGAATTTGGTTCTTTAATAAAAAGAGCAAAAGATGGTACATTAGAAGACCAAGTTGCAAGAGATATTGTTAATTTTTTGGGTGTTGGTAATGAACGTGCTATAAACCAAGCATTTAATCGCTTTGACCCTGTTGAAAATTATGTTGCTCAAAACACTACTTTTTTCGATAAATCAATAGAAAAAGCTATTTCTTTTATACAGCCTATAAAAAGACTCACAGCAGATGTATCAGGAATGGCTCCAATAACACTTATGTTAGAACGTGCTGCTGCACGAACTGCCATGCAAAATATAACCGATGCGGCATTTAAATCAACAAAGATTTCAGCTAAACGATTGGCTGGTCTTGGTTTAGACGAAGATATGGCTGAAAGGGTTTATGACAAAATACGCAAACACGCTGTTACTGTAAAATCACCTTTCTTCAGAAATCAGAAATTACGACAGACAAACATGGAAGAGTGGGATAAAAATCCTGATGGCACATTTGATGCAAAAGGTGCTGAAACCAGAGATGCGTTTACCGTTGCTGTTGTTAGAATGACAAGAAGAAGCATACAACAAAATGATTTAGGTAATTTAAACAAATATATGACTGGAACAATGGGTAAGTTGATTGTGCAGTTTAGAACCTTTATGATTGTATCCTATACAAAACAAACCTTACATGGGTTAGCTGCTCGTGATTTAAGAGCAGCAGGAGCATTTGCTGCCGTAACCTTATTTGCTGGAGCTTCGTACACGGCTCAACAATATATAAATTCTCTTGGAAGAGATGATAGAGAAGAATTTTTAAAAGAAAGATTAGACATTGCAGAAATTGGTAAAGCTGCTTTTCAAAGAAGTAGTTATGCTTCATTAATTCCTGCTGCTGTTGATACAGGCATGCTTTTTTATACAAACGAACCAGTTTTTGCTTATGGCAGAAGCACAGGATTAGCGTCTAATGTAATAAATGGTATTCCATCTGTAGATTTAGCAAACAAGTTAGGTAATACATTATTGGGGAGCAGTAGAGCTTTATTAAATGATGATTTCCAATTTTCTAAATCACATGCAAGGTCTTTAAAATCTTTATTTCCTCTTCAAAACGCTATCGGTATTAATAATACTTTTCAAAAACTTGTTGACATTGCACCAGAATCACAAAGGGTAGAGTAATACTTTATTGACCAATAAAAATAAGGTATAAGAAAATAAGTAGGAGTAGATATGACAGTTAGTAGCACTACAACAAAAGTCAGCTATAGTGGTGATGGCACTACCTCTGCTTTTGCCTATAGCTTTAAAATATTTAATGATAGTGATTTAGTTGTTATTGTCAGAACAGATAGCACTGGTGCAGAAGTAACTAAAACTCTCAATACCGATTATCTTGTAAGTAATGCTGGTGAGTCTGATGGTGGCACAGTTACTTTTAAGTTTGATACAGGTGATTCTGGCGATAGTAACTACGACACGACAGACAGAAGACCGCAAAGCGGTGAAACGGTATTGTTAAAACGTGTCATGACACTTACGCAAAACACAGATTATACACCCAATGATAGCTTTCCAGCAGCAGCGCATGAGGAAGCACTGGATAAACTGACGTTTATTCAACAGCAACAGCAAGAAGAAATAGATAGAAGTTTTAAGTTTGCACAAACAGATGTGGATGCACAGGATTTACCAGCATCAGCAGAACGAGCAAACAAATATTTAGGTTTTAACTCAGAGGGAAATGCCATAGCAGTGGATGGCACTACCAATGCAACAACTATATCAACTTTTGGCGCAACCTTAGTTGATGATGCAAATGCCAGTGCAGCTAGAACCACGTTAGGTCTTGGAAATCTTGCAACATTGAATACAGTTGGCTCTTCTCAAATAGACGCTAATTCTGTTACGGCTTCTGAATTAAACATATCTGGTAACGGAACATCAGGTCAGGCTGTTACTTCGGATGGCGATGGTTCGTTTAGTTATACCAATTTAACATTGGGTGGAAGATTAGTAAACATACAGTCTTTTACATCTTCTGGAACATACACACCGAATGCAAGCGCATTGCAAGCTCTTGTTTATGTACAAGGTGCTGGTGGCGGTGGCGGTGGCGCAGACTCTGATAGCACTACATCGGAAGCTGGGGTAGCATCTGGCGGTAATGGTGGGGGCTTTATTCAATCTGCATTTATAGATGTATCTGCTGGAAGTTATTCGTCTACAATCACCATAGGCGCTGGTGGTGCCGGTGGAGCAGGAGAAGATGCTGGTGATAATGGTGGTGATACTGTTTATAACGATGGCACAATATCATTAACGGCAAAAGGTGGTACTGGGGGGACAACTGACTCAGATAATGCTGCACCAGACATAGCGCGTGCGCCAGATTCTCAGGCTAACACTGTAAGTAATCACACACCAATTTTAAATATTGGAACTAATCCTGCTGAGAACGGTGTTATCATGGAAAGCACAGGTGGTGCAAATAAGGGTTCTGGTGGTAAAGGTGGTAATTCTTTTTTTGGTTATGGAGGCAGAGGTGGAAAATCTCCGACTACGACTGATACATCAGTGTATGCTGGTGGTGATGCTGTAGGATTTGGTGCTGGTGGGGGTGGGGCAGCGACACGAGGTGCTGTAAGTGGCGGTAGTTTTCCAGGCGGTGATGGCACTGGTGGTATAATAATAATATATGAGTACTCATAATGACAGTTACAACAACGACAACAACAA